AGAAGCTGCTGGAGGTCTCTTACCAACTAGGAATGATGCGAAGACGTTTATCTACGCATTTCTCTACGGTGCAGGTGCTGCAAAGATTGGCAGCATTGTAGATGGCACAGCATCAGATGGTCAGGATCTTATTGATAAGTTTCTTGAGGCTACCCCTGCACTACAGAAGGAACGGCAGCGGGTGACACTCGCAGCAGAGCGAGGAGTTATCAAGGGACTGGACGGGAGAAAGTTGTTCATACGTTCTCCGCACGCTGCTCTAAACACACAGCTACAGGGCGCAGCTGCCATTGTGATGAAGCGTGGCTTGGTTATCTTTAATGACCAGCTACCAGAGGGTGCAAAGTTTGTGGCAAATGTTCACGATGAATGGCAATTAGAGGTTGACAAAGACCTGTCAGATATGGTAGGTAACATGGGCATAGATAGTATTAAAGAAGCAGGAGAATTTTATAATTTAAAATGCCCACTGACAGGAGAGTACAACGTAGGTTCCAACTGGGCAGAAACACATTAGAAAGGAAGGCACATGAAAAGCAGTGAGAAGATTAATATACTGGAGAGAAACGTGACTGAACTACAAGGACAGCTACAGGTTTCTTATGCCAAGGTAGCTGACATGACACAAGAATTATCAGCGGTGCGTAATGAAAGGGACACTCTGATCCACCACCACATGGCAGAGCTAGAGATAATAAGAAAAGAAATTACCAATAAAAAAAGCTTGACACAGTGTATTCAAGATGCTATGACTAGCAACATCAAAATGTTCCAGACTATTCTGGGTAAACTGAAAGGAGTTTAAAGACAATGCCAATTGTACAGGGTACAGCTTACTGGGCGAAACTTGATCCGAACAATCCTGCACAGAAGTATCAGACTACTTCTCAGGAAGATACCGAATGGTGCCTTGACCTTGGGTTGGATGCCAAGGCAGTTAAGATGATTGAAGGGATGAACCCCTCCGCATCTGTCAAGGACGGTAAGAAGAAGAACCATGCCAGCGGTGGACCGTTCTTTAAGTTTAAGAAGAATGCTTTCACCCGTGATGGTAAACCTCTCCCTGCACCCCGTGTTGTGGATGCCAGCAAGAATAATATCACTGGCACTGCCATTGGGAACGGGAGCAAGGTAAATGTTTTGTTCCGCGCCAAGGAGATGGAGCAGGGACAGTGGGCAGGTAAGAGCGTGTTCTACCTAGACGCTGTTCAAGTGTTAGAGCTTGTCCCTTACGAGGGAGGAGCATCAGAGGACTTCAGTGCAGTAGACGGCGGCTACACTGGAGAGGAAGACTTTGCCAAAGAAGATAATGGGCTGTAGGTAAAGTCTATGAGCAGCAAGATTAGTACTCTTCTGGAAGACATTGGTGATCGACTGGAAGAGGGGAAGCTACCGGAAGAGACTAATCTTGCTCTCTTTTTGGATGAACTGAAGGAGGTAATGGAGAACTTTTTTGTTGAAGAGTCTAATCGTGACAGCACGGGTAAGCTGCGGCTCTCAGCAGTGGGGAGAGAGGATCGAAAGCTTTGGTATGATTTCAATGGCTACGCAAAAGAAAAGTTAAACACTAGCCAGCGAATACGTTTTTGTCTTGGTCACATACTAGAGTCTTTCGTCCTCCTTCTTACCAGAGAAGCGGGACACACAGTGGAGGACTGCCAGAAAGAAGTATCAGTAGAGAAAGTAAAAGGACACATTGATTGTATCATAGACGGTGAGCTAGTGGATGTTAAGTCTGCCTCACCCTACGGATTTAAAAAGTTTGTTGATGGTTCTATTATAACAGGGGAAGATCCCTTTGGTTATATGTACCAGCTTAGTTCCTACGGTGCGGCCTTGGGAAAGAAGAAAGGGTACTTCCTTTCCATAGACAAGAGCGGAGGTAACTTAAATCTACTAGAGGTACCCCTTAATAATGTTGATCCAGCAGAGAGGATATCATATCTAAAAGACACCCTCCCTGAGAGTGATCCACCTGACCGCTGCTACCCTGAAGTAGAAGAAGCATCAGGTAATAAAAGAATAGGATTTAATTGTAAGTACTGTGATTATAAAGTTGAGTGCTGGAAAGATTCTAACAACGGGCAAGGACTACGCAAGTATAACTATGCCAAAGGCCCTGAGTACTTTACTCACGTACAAAAAGAACCCAGAGTAGAAGAGGACTTTGTATAATGGGACAGCGCCCTGATCAATCTATTATATTATCTTACCAAGAATGTAAATTTTGTGGATCATCTGATGGATTTGTATTCTATGATAGTCATGGTTACTGTTATCATTGTAGTGAAGTATGGTTTGGACAAGACTATGATAAAGCATTGGAGGATATGCACAAAATGCACTGGACTTTTAGAGATGACAAGACCCGGGTACCACAACCTGATGAGTACTTTGGCTTTGTCTATATTATTACTAATAAGAAAACACAGAGAAAATACATAGGGTGTAAGCAGTACTGGCAGATGCGGCACAGGAAAAGGTACAAGCCTTCCAATTGGAAAGTATATACCTCTTCTTCTAGGGAACTATGTGAAGAGATAGATAAGATTGGAAAGAGAAACTTTAAGTTTGAAATCATACAAGAATATACAACAAAGAGAGGACTACACTACTACGAGCAGTACTACCAGATGAAGTACCATGTACTCACCGCTGTACTAGAGGGAACAGACCAGAGAGAATACTATAACAAGAACGTAGGTGGTATCAGGTTCTACGTTCCTCTTGAGAGGTGGGAAGATCCAAAGTGGAAAAGAAAGCATGATGGTCTTAAACTTAAAGGTCCTTACAAAATTACTTTTGATACTGGTAAAGAGATTACAATTGACAACCTTAAAGGATGGGCGAAAGAAAACAATTATCACGATCAGCTACTTTATCACATATTAAATAAAACAAAAACTAAAAGAAATAAAAAAGATAAGAAAGCCTATTTAAGAAAAAGACATAAAGATATCATAGGCGTGGAGCGTGTAACAAATGACATGGGGTAGTAGCTACGAGGGTTCTTCCTTTGCCCTTGACTCTGTTCTAGAAGAAGGTATACATGAGGCGCACTCACCTGAGAGAGTTCTTTTTTTGTGTGTTATTCTTCAGCAGCTGCTGGATGCAACTAAGCCAAGTCATATAAATGACACCACCTATACCTCTTTGACCAGAGAACAAGCAAAGTCTTGGCTCACCTC